CCCCGCCGCTGCAAAAGCCGCCCGCGCCCGTGTGCGCACCGCCCAAAAGGAGCTGCGGGATTTTGTGGCCGACCATGGGGATGTGCTGCGCCGGAATGTGTGGCGGGAGAGGGACACGGCAGCGCTGGAACGCTATACAACCCCTGCCGCAAGTGGTATACTGGACACATCAAACAGGATTGGTGTGAACCCGGACGTGAATTTTGTATGTAAGCTGGACAAAGAACTGTATAAGGTCGTAACGGAAGATATCCGAACCGATGAGGTTATCATCACTGATGAGCGCATTCAACACATCCAGGAGCGCCACCCGGATGATTACGAACGGTTCAGTACATACCTAGCCGAAATTATCCAAAGTCCCGATTACATCATCCGGGACCCCCGCCCGCAAACCGGTATGCTTTTGAAAGAAATTACCGTTGGTGAAACCGGCGAACATTTCCGCATTGCACTTCGGCTTGCAGCATCGCAGGATCCTGTACACTATAAAAACTCCATTATCACCTTTTTGAAGATCCGCCAAAAAGAATGGGAACGGCTTATCCACAACAAAGAAATTCTTTACAAGGCAAAGTAAAAATGCTACAATAAGCATAGGATAAGAAAGGCATTTGAGGTGGTAGATTTCGTACCGACCACACGCCGCTGGTAATGACAAGGGCTTTGCCCTGAGAGATGCAGGAGGATGGTACGCCTGCCAAATGCCAATCGATGGGGAACGGTTTTGATGCCGTTCCCCGTTCCTATTTCACAACTTAGTTATAAACTCACTCTCCACGATGCAAACCGCACCGTGGTTTTTTCATGCCTGTACCGCCTGCATGAGGGCGGTGCGGGCAATTTTTATACCAAAAATCAAGAAAGGAGAACCCAATGAGCGCAAAGAAAAAGCCTGAACCCGCGGCCCCCGCTGCCCAGGAACCGCAGCAGGAAGAAAAGGGCGCGGATTCCGCCACGGACAGCCAGCCGGATGCAAAGTCCACTGAACCCGCAGACGCTGCCAACCAGCCCACGGACACCGAACCACCCGCCGGGCCGGATGCAGAACCCGACCCGCAGCAGGACCCGGAGCCCCCGGCGCAGGAGGAATCTTCCCCCACCCCGCAGGCGGAGGGCACTGCTGCCCCGGATACCGAGCTTGCCCAGGTAAAAGCGGCCCTGCTGGCTGCCAACTGCGAAATTGCCGCCTACAAGGCCGGTGTGGACAGCGCCATGGTGGCCGATGCCATCACGCTGGCCCGCGCCGAAGCCGGGCCGGGCGCTGACGAAGCTGCCATTGCCGCTGCCATGCGGCGCGTGCTGGAACGCCACCCGGAATGGAAAGCCCCCGCCGCTGCCAAAAAGACCACCGGCGGCTTTCAGCTTGGGGCTGACCCTGACGCAGCTGCCAAGCCCACCGCCCCCCAGAAAGACCCGGCCGGCGCCAAGCGCTGGAACCGGTTCAAATAACGATCCTGAAAGGAGCCTGACACCATGGCAAACACCCAGAACTATGCGCAGGTCTGGAGCCCTGAACTGCTTGAGATCATGACGCAGGAAACCCTTTGCACCCCCTTTATCACCACCAATGTCAAGTGGCTGGACGCCAAAACCTTCCACTTTACCAGCATGAGCACCAGCGGCTTTAAGAACCACAGCCGCAGCGGCGGCTGGAACCGCGGCACCTATACCCAGACCGACCACCCGTTCACCGTAACCCACGACCGCGATATTGAGTTTTTGGTGGACAAGGCCGATGTGGACGAAACCAACGCCACTGCATCCATCCAGAACATTGCCAAAACCTTTACCAAGACCCAGAGCGCACCCGAAAAGGACGCGCTTTTCTTCTCCAAGGTAGCTGCCACTGCCAAAGCGCTGAACGGCTACCACACCGAAACCGACCCCGCCACCATCACCAAGGCCAATGTTTACCCCTACCTGAAAACCTGCCTGTCTGCCGGCAAGCTGCGCCGCTACAAGGCCAAGGGCGCCCTGATTGCCTATGTGACCAGCGCCATTATGGACGCGCTGGAGCAGGCCCCGGATTTTACCCGCACCATTGCAGTGACCCAGATTGCTGACGGCGGCACCGGCATTGAGACCCGCGTGACCGAGATCGACGGCGTGCCCGTGATGGAAGTGATCGACGATGAAGTGTTCTATGACGCTTTCAAGTTTGACGGCGAGAACGGCGGTTTTGAACCCGCTGCCGGTGCCCACAAGATCAACTGCCTGATCGCCACCCCGCTGACCACCAAACTGGTGCCCAAGATCAGCTCCATCTACTACTTCAACCCCGGCTCCCACACCGAGGGGGACGGCTACCTGTACCAGGAGCGTGAACTGAGCGATGTGTTCACCTTCCCGAACGGCAAGGACGGCAAGGTGGACAGCGTGTTTGTTGATGTGGCCAAAAGCTGATGGGCGCTTACGTTGACGAAGCCGATTACATGGCCCTGGCGGACGGCAGCCAGCCCTATGACGGCCAGCGCATTTTACAGGCAGAGGACGAAGTAAATGATTTGTGCTTTGGCCGCATTGCTGCCATCGGCTTTGAACACCTGACCGAGTTCCAGCGCCGCCGCGTCCAGAAAGCCGTCTGCCTGCACGCGGTTTTCCTTGCCCAGTATGCAGACATGCTGCAAAGCCCGCTGGCCAGCTACGGCATTAACGGGGTCAGCATGAGCTTTGACAGCGGCAAAACCGTAACCCAGGGCGGCGTTACCACAAGCAGCGCCGTTCTGGCACAGCTGAGGCAGTCGGGCCTTGCGGTCCGGCTGATCCCATGAGGTGGCCCCGGCTTGTGCCCCCCGCCGTGTGCTGCGCCCCCTGTACTGTGGTGCTGACCGGCGCGGAGGGCGAGGACGGCGCGCCCCAGGTGCTGGCCGAGCTTTCCCTTGCCTGCAACTGGCAGGACAAGCCCCGGCAGGAGCTGGACGCGGAACGGCGGCTGATTACCCTGTCCGGCACAGCGCTGTTTGACGGCGACATTGCGCCGGATATTGACATTCTTGCCGGAACGCTGACCCTGTATGGCCGCAGCTGGACGATTTACCGCGGCAGCAAATGCCGCAATCCGGACGGCAGCGTAAACTTTACCCGGCTGGATGTGCGCTGATGGAAATTGAAGTTAAGCTGAACCAAGCCGCGATCGAAGCCATCCAGCGCGCCATGCAGGATGCAGCCCTGGAGGCTATGGGTCTGCTGCGCACCGAAGTGACCACCGCACAGGTGATGCCGTTTGATACCGGCACCATGCAGAACGCCCGCACCAGCGTGGTGCAGGAGGTACTGCCGGACGCGATACACACCGCGCTGGTTACCGATACCCCCTATGCGCGGCGGCTGTACTTTCACCCGGAATATAATTTCCAGACTGCAAACAATGCCAACGCCCGCGGCAGATGGCTGCACGACTGGCTGCCGGGCGGCGCACAGGAACACTGGCTGCAAACCACCTATGAATCCGCCCTGAAACGGAGGCTGCCCAAATGACTACCGAACAGCTGAAAAACTGGCTGAAAGCCCAGCGCCCGGAGCTGGGCAGCTGCATCCGCCTGGGGACCGTAGACGCCAACGCTGAATACTTTTTGGGCGTTTACCCTGCTGCCCGCAGCGGCCCGGCACACATTGCCCTGGGCGGTGCTGCCCAAACCAGCTACCAGGTGCAGGCCTTCCGCCTGCTGCTGCGCTGGGGCAAAGCCCAGCCGGAGGCCGAAGCCCAAGCCACTGCCCTGTGGGGGCTGTTTTATGGCCTTACCGGGGCGCAGATGGCCGGTGCAGATGTGCTCCTGGCAGACCCCGGCGCGGGGTCCATCCCCCTTGGGCGCGGAGCCGACGGCGTGTTTGAGTACGCCATCAACCTGACAATAACCTGCAAAAAGGAGTGAAAACCATGGCAAACAAAACGGGTGTTTATCCCGTATTTGAAAACAAGTTCAAGATTGGTGCCCGCGGCGCCGCCGCCAAAAACACCATCGCCGATATGGAAACCTTTACCGTTGCCATTGACGGCAACGTGGAGGAGTGGAAGCCGATGGAGGCCGAAGGCTGGGTGCGTCGCATGGTGACCGGCAAAAGCCTGAAGATCACCCTGTCCGGCAAGCGCAACATCGGCGATGCCGGCAATGATTATGTTGCCAACAGCGCCTGGGGCACCGGCTCCACCTGCGACAGCAGCTTTGAGTGGGAGTTCCCCAGTGGTGCTAAGCTGGAATTTGACTGTGTACTGAGCGTTACCAACCCCGGCGGCGGTGATTCCACAAATGTGGCGGGGCTGGAATTTGAGGTGCAGAGTGACGGCAAACCCACCTTTACCCCCGCTGCATCCGGCTGATTTTGTTTTGTGCCGGGCAAACCGGCGGGCGGGCTTGGGGTTTGAAATGAATACAACACAATGGAGGGATTCCCTATGGGCAAACTGTATACCCTGGACGGCAAGCTGCTGACCGAAACACCGGAGATCCGCGTGGGCGAAAAGATCTACCCCGTGGACAACCGCAAAAAGACCGTGACCAAAATTCTGGATGCTGCCACCAGCGCCACCAAAAACACCTCTGCGGATGTGATCGACCGCTGCCTGGAGCTGGCGCTG